GGCTCCTGCTGATGCAACACCTTGGCTGGTCCTTCGCTTCAATTCGGTTGATGGTGAAGACTATGGCCGTGGTCGTGTTGAAGAGTTCCTGGGTGACCTGCGATCTCTTGAATCATTGAGCCAAGCATTGATCGAAGGCTCTGCTGCTGCTGCAAAGGTGGTGTTCCTTGTGAACCCTGCAGCCAGCACTAAGCCACAGACCATTGCCAAAGCAGGCAACGGTGCAATCGTGCAAGGCAGACCAGAAGACGTGAGTGTGGTGCAAGTCGGCAAGACAGCTGACTTCTCTACTGCTGCCAACATGGCATCGACTATTGAGCGCCGGATTGGCGAAGCCTTTCTGCAGCTAAACATTCGCCAGTCAGAGCGGACCACTGCAGAAGAGGTACGGCTGACACAACTTGAACTAGAACAACAACTAGGCGGTCTCTTCAGCCTGCTGACTGTTGAGTTCCTGGTTCCTTACCTGGATCGGATCATGTTGGTCCTGCAGCGTAATGGTCAACTTCCCAAGATTCCAAAGGAATTTGTCAGACCACAGATCGTTGCAGGTGTCAATGCTTTGGGTAGAGGACAGGATCGTGAAAGTCTGTCTAACTTTATGCTCACGATTACACAGACCTTAGGTCCCGAGGCATTGATGCAGTACATCAATCCATCTGAAGTAATCAAGCGCCTTGCTGCTGCACAAGGTATCGATGCATTGAATCTTATTAAAACTGAAGAGCAGCTGCAGCAAGAAAGGAATGCAATGCAGCAAGAACAGATTGGTCAAGCACTTGTCAATCAAGCCGGCCAACTTTCTAAATCACCCATGGTTGAACAAGCCATGATGGGTGAACAAGAACAACCTACTGAATAATGGCAGAAATTCTTACCTACGATACCACCACTGATAGTACGATCCTGAATGAAGAAGAGCAGGATTCCCTACAGGTTGGTGAGAAGATGGCAGAAGACCAGGAGCAGTTGCTTGCTGGTAAATACAAGTCTGCACAGGATCTTGAAAAGGCTTACGTCGAGCTGCAAAAGAAGCTTGGTGAATCCAATGAAGAACCTGAAGCAACAGCAGAAGAAGAAGAAGAGACACAGCCTGAAGAAACACCTGTAGCAGAGACCTTGCTTAGCGAAGCCTCACAGCAGTTTGAAGAAACAGGCACTCTTACAGAAGAGATGATGAGCCGCTTCACTGACATGAGTAGTCAGGAGCTGGTAGAGACCTACATGAAGATGCAGCAGAATGCACCACAGGCTCCTGAACCAGTTGAACTGACAGACAAAGATGTACTAACCATCAAGGAGTCAGTCGGTGGTGAAGCTCAGTACGACAAGCTAATGGACTGGGCTAACAGCAATATGCAGCAACATCAAGTTGATGCTTTTGATGACATCATTTCTACTGGAAATGTGGAGGCCATCCAGCTTGTCGTGGAGGGTCTCAAGTCTCGTTATGAGGCGTCTAATGGATACGAAGGCAGGATGCTATCCGGTAAAGCTGCACGTGAAACATCAGATGTGTTCCGCAGCCAAGCTGAACTTGTCCAAGCTATGAGTGATCCTCGTTACGATCGTGACCCTGCGTATCGTAATGATCTGCTTGAAAAACTTGATCGATCTGACCTGAACTTCTGATGACAACAATTATCGAAGACGGCGGACGTACAAACATTTACGCAAAAGAACCACCTATGGAAGTTATGGAAGTGACTGAAACCCACAACGAAAAAGCTGAGAAGCTTAACGGTCGTCTGGCAATGCTGGGCGTTATCGCAGCACTCGGTGCTTATGCAATTACTGGACAAATTATCCCTGGAGTTTGGTAATGCCTGGACATTACGGATCTAAAAAACCTGCAAAGAAAATGGGCAGCACAGCTGCTAAACTCAAGTCAAAAAACCCTAAGATGCCTGCAAAGGTAGCTAGGGCTATTGCTAAAAACATGAAGAAGAAGTAATGGCACACAAAGGTAAAGGCTCCTGCGGAAGTAAAGGAGGCAAAAAAGGTGGCTACAAAAAATAGGGTAAGACTATCCATCGGCCGTGGTGAGAAGCGTCCTGCAAGTCAGGGCGCAGGTCTCACTGCTAAAGGTCGAGCTAAATACAACCGTGCAACTGGCTCAAATCTAAAAGCCCCTGTTACCGGCAAGGTTAAGCCGGGTTCAAAAGCTGCTGGTCGTCGTAAATCATTCTGTGCACGTTCTCGTGGATGGACTGGTGAACGTGGTAAAGCAGCACGTCGTCGTTGGAAATGTTAATCATGGCTAAACCTGGTTTGTATGCAAACATCCATGCCAAGCGCAAGCGTATTGCTGCTGGGTCTGGTGAAAAAATGAGAAAGCCTGGGGCTAAAGGCGCACCTACGGCTAAGAACTTCAAACGCGCCGCTAAAACTGCTAAGAAAAAGTAACTGTATTGCGGTGGGTGGGAGGTTACTCGTCTCTTAATTAATGACTACACTTATTCAACAGCAGAACCGTTCTAACTGGGACGAGTTCTGCAGCTGGGTGACGTCCACTAACAACCGTCTATACGTTGGCTGGTTCGGTGTCTTGATGATTCCATGCCTACTGGCCGCAGCTATTTGTTTTATTACGGCGTTCGTTGCAGCGCCACCTGTTGACATCGATGGAATCCGTGAACCCGTATCAGGCTCCCTGTTGTATGGAAACAACATCATTTCGGGAGCCGTCGTTCCGAGCAGCAATGCCATCGGACTTCACTTCTACCCAATTTGGGAAGCTAATACACTTGATGAATGGCTATATAACGGCGGACCATACCAGCTCGTCGTTTTCCACTTCCTCATTGGCGTCTTTTCTTACATGGGACGAGAGTGGGAACTTAGTTATCGACTAGGAATGAGGCCTTGGATCTTTGTTGCCTACTCTGCACCTGTCGCTGCGGCGACCGCTGTCTTCCTTGTTTATCCTTTTGGACAGGGCAGCTTTTCAGACGGTATGCCTCTTGGCATTTCCGGTACTTTTAATTACATGCTTGTTTTTCAAGCGGAACATAACATCCTCATGCACCCCTTTCAC